ATGTGCAGGATTACACGCATTCAATTGATCGATGAATAGATCAAACAAATATGGATTGTCCTTGTTCTTGACAACTACCTTTACGTGTGTGTCTTTTAGATGATCGAACTTTTGTAAGAGCACATGTTCACCGATTTTATCGTCATAGAAAACCTTATGGAACATTATAAACGGATTTTGATAAAAAGTTAACTCATTTGTTTCTGTATCAAGGATATGAAATCCTCGAGGATCGTCATAGTCTGACCATGTCATCTCATATGGCGCGCCGAGATAATGGATATTGTCTTTAGAAGACTTATGATGAAAGTGACCTGAGCATACCATGTCGAACTTCTGAAATGCCTTATGTGATAGACCGTGATCGATCACTGCACCACGATACATTTCAAAGCCTTGAAACTCGAGATGACCAAGACATATATCAGATTTTGATTTATCGATTGCATACATCGCGACATCATAGTTCTGACTATTAATCCATGGCATCATAAGAATTGTTGTGTCATGGAAATTTACTTCAGTAGGTTCAGAATATACATGTAAGTCAAACTCACCAAGCAAAAGTTCGGGAGCGTTGATTCGATTAGTATTCTTAAAATAGATGTCGTGATTGCCTACGATACAATGTAGGCTTAAATCGTCACGCGCGATAGGATCAAAAAAGTAATCACGGCAACGAGACAAGGTGTCAAAATTAACATACTTGCGCCTGTCGAAAATATCTCCGAGCTCGACGATATCTCTGATGCCCATTTCTCTAAGAGTTGGGAAAAAGAACTCTTCATAGAATTTTTTGTAATATTCGTGGAATTGGATGCTGTCATTACGTACTCCGAAATGTTGATCGGTAATCAATGCAAGTTTCATTCAGTAAATTTCTCCAGGCCTTTTGGCTCTGCTGTCTTTTTCTTTTTCTGTCTGTTTTCAAATTTATCGATGATAGGCTTCATCTTTTCGTTTGCAATATCATAGTTCTTATATGCGTCTGAGCCTTCATCATCGAGGAGTTCTGCATCGACTACTAATTGTTCGAGTGATTTGTATTTGACGTATGTTTGCTTCTTCTCTTTTTCGATACGTCGTAGGAATGCATACCAAATAATTTGTGTGAAGTATGCAAATGGATTCTTGGATTTTTCTGGATTAAAGCTGTGTACTGCCACTACACAATTTTCAAGGGCATCACAGATCATCTCATCTTTATATGTGTATCCAGAGAAGTTAGCTTTTGTTGCTAACTTGGTAGCGATCATCATAAAGCATTTGCCGATATCTTCTGGCACTCGTGGTGCTGGCTGACCTGCTTTTTCTGCATCAGCGCAATTGGCTTTGAATTGTTGTAACAGAGCATAGAACTCTTTGTTGTTGATATAGTTTGCCATCAGTGTACCTCATGATCACCTTTTAATTTTTCGAGCATCGCATAAAACTTTTCGTCGTTTAAGCGAGTTTTCTTTTTATGACGCCGAGGTTTTTCTTCCTCGATATCATTATTATAACTCATTTTGCAGTCAAATAATTCCTTCTCATAAAAATCTATGAGAGAATCAACTGGGTCTTTAAATATATGCATAATACATTCATTTGGTATCGAGACTTCAAACGATTTTGTAAAGATACAATACTTAGTAAAGTACATGACTGGCGCGCCATTCTCTTCTGAGATATGGTATCTCATTCTCATTGCATCATCTAGATCAATGCTGTTCTCGTTTTTAATTAACATCTTACCAAATAACTCTTCACCACTTTTTAATTTTACGACTACGTGCATTAGTCCAATCCTATGCTATACAATTTGTAGTCAAACTTCTCTTCATCATATATCTTAACTCTTTCCATCAAATGTTTTAGTGTGAAGTTTGATGTGGATTTCCATGAAAGATCATCAGCAATATCATATAGTACTGCTGAATCTTTTGTATTTGATTTTCTCAGTCCTCTTCCTATCGATTGAAGATTACGTATCTTCGACTTCGATGGACTTGCAAAAATAATTGAATGAAGATTCTTAATATTTACCCCTGTTGAAAAGGTACCGTATGATGCTACTATAATTGCGTCATTCTCTTTCTCTACGATACCACGAATGTCATCACGTTCTTCGCCTTTGACACCACCATGTATGAAGAATACCTTACGATCGCCAGCTTCTTCTCTTATCATCTCTTCCAGTATCTTACCATGTTTCTCAACATATTGAAATAATAATAATGTATTCCCTTCTAAAGAAAGAGCAAGGTTTTTGATAAACTTATTTCTGCCTTCATGCGATACAAGAAAATCCATTTCGGCTTGATAGTCCATCTTCGATACTATTTTACGTATCTCGTCATGATACTTCATAGCCAGTATTTTGATCTTAAACTCTGCCAATGTACCGCTATCCATCAACTCTTTCGTTGATATGACTTTCTGTGCAGGACCAAACAAACCTTCGAGCACAAGCTTATGTGTCTGTGTACCATCTAATGTACCAGTAAAACCAAAACGATACTCTGTATCTTCCATCTTTTCTAAGATAGAAGTCAGTGATTTGGCTTTGAAGAGGTGTGCTTCGTCACCAATCACGACATCAAACTTCTTAAACCAATCTTTACGTAACTTATAAATCGACTGCCATGTTGTGATGACTACTGGTTTGTCTGTGTTCTTGTCTTTACCGCTGAATATCTTATGACAATATTTCTCGCTGTTGAATCCATACTCTTCGAAATCAGAGTACATCTGATGTACCAGTGTAGTCGTAGGTACAATAATAAGTGTCTGTCGTAGTAACCTACGCATGATCATATAGATGATGAAGGACTTACCAGAAGCTGTGGGTGAGATGAATAGACCACGCTTATATCGTATTGCGTCTACATATGCCTCAAGTTGATAGTCTCGGGGTATCATCGTAAACTTTTCTTCTTCAACAAACTTCTTCGCTTCTGCTACAGAATAGTTTTCAGCGCTGTTATCGTACTCGAACTCTACTTTATAACCACGTTCTTTGGAAAACATAACAACATAATTATTTAGACCAGAGTATAACATCTGAGTTGATGTATTGTATAGACGGATCTGACCATCCCAGTAACGGTTTCGATAGGCTGGCATAAACTGGAAACCAGGAACTTTAAACGTAAAATACGCAGACAGTTCTTCGGCAATGCCACGATCATCAGTGGCTACCTTATTGTACACCTCATTGATTTTTGAGATTCTTAAAATATCCATAAGTCGACTTGCACATATCCCACAATGTTTTTTGTGGATCTAAATATTGTGAAACTTCAGGAACAACGAGGCGCGCTGCATCACCATCTCTACGCGGACCATAATCAAAGTCGATATGTTTTCCGATCACTGATTCCATTGTATGTAACACTGCTTTGTTTGAATAACCTATCGCTTGACCTAGACATTCATATTCAGTGTTGGCAGGTTTATTTATGGCCTTCACAATTGCTTCTACTAGGTCGTTAACATCTACGTAGTCTCGTACACATGTCCTATCAGGTGTATCAAAGTCATAGCCATTCATGATAAACTTTGTTTTATTGACGGCGCATTCAGCAAGCTTGCTGATGATATGTGTGGTAGGATTGACATAGTAATGACCTTCATTAATACCAGCCACATTAAAGAAACGAAAAATAGTATAGTTAGGAACTATCGCTCTAATTGTCCACTCACATGCGAGCTTTGATTTGGCATAATGAGATATTGGATCAAAGCATGCTGCCGTTGAGGCGAAGATAACATTATCCCATTTGTATTCTTTCAATAATCTAATAGTCTCAGAAGTATTTCCTTGATAATACTTAAGAGGCTCTGACATTGATTCTTCTACTGATATAAACCCGCCGAGATGTATGAGTGTATCTGATTGATCAAGATACATATCATGTTCTTGGTTATTATTCATTCTTACAACATAAGAATGTTTTTTAACCAGCTCATAATTTTCTGTAAAGTTATTTGTAACAGATATGACTTTGTGACCTAACTCGGCAAGTCGTACTACAAGATGTGAGCCTATATAACCACAGGCTCCAGTCACAACTATCCTCATCCGCCCATCTTCCACTTTTCCCATTCAATTGCTGATTTAATATGAAATCCACGATTAGAAATTGTTTTGATAATATCTGCCAGGAGTTCTAGCTTTTCTTGTTGATATGCAAGCTTAAGATTAAGTGCGATGATGTCAGAGTCTGCATCGACATATTGACCAGCATCTGATTTAAGAATACGACCTTTTGGTGGTAGCTTCCAACCTTTTGCAATATGTTCTTCTGTTGGACCATCTACGAAAAACTCATACTTATCAAGCTTCAATTGTTTCATATCAGCTTCAAGTTTTTTGTGTAAGAGTCTTTCTTGAGAGAATATACGATAGTACTTATGATGTAGCTTTGCAAGTTCGAGAGCTGCATTACCAAGTTCAGTACGATCAATTTGTGTATCGTCAGACCACAAGTCAAAGATTTCATCAAGAGTCATAATATATCCTGCAAAAG